CGTTGACAAATGGATAGCAAAGAAACTCAAGGTCGTGTATGAAACACTCGACTGGGATTTAGAACGACTCACTGCGAAGCGGGTCTTAAAACAATACTGGTGATAAAATGAGCAGAATAGAAGACGAAGTATGCAAGAAAATTGCACAGCGAGCAGAAGTAGGCAAAGCGAAGTACGGGGTCACTATGGAAACCGCACCACTCTCTCGTCTTCAATGGCTCATCCATGCTCAAGAAGAAGCGATGGACTTGGCCGTGTACTTGCAGAAATTGATTGAAATGGAGATGAAAGAATGAGATGGAATCCTACTGGTGATGATAGTCGCCCACGCATAGACGATTACCTTGAGGCTACCGGCAACCAATTGGAGGCTGACTCATACAAGAGTAGCACCTACGCTTGGAATCCGAATGAGGATGAAAGTAAAATCCTAAGAGTTACCAAGTCAAGTTATGGCACATTCGGCTGGTGTCCACAGCAATACTACCTTGAGAAGTTCAAGGGTTTGCGTGGAGAGACAGTGGACCACCATATACGAGGGCTAAATGTTCACGACATGATGGAGTGGTTTTGGGGTAACTTCACCGACGAACAAGAAAAATCAGTGTTAAAGTTAATTGATGAAGGTGATTTACTTGAGGCTGAAAAGTTGTTCAACAGTGCTATACCATCCCCTCCCGAACCGTATGAGTTCGGTGAGGATGAACAAATAGCACAGTGGGTGAAATGGCAATTCAACCGCTTGGTTATCACCAACGGTAATCAGTGGCGACCTGTCGCTATTGAAGCAAACATACAGGCCACACGCTTCGTTGAAGTAGATGGTGTACACATTCCTATTCACATGAACGGTTTCATAGATGGACTGTTCGCTGATGATGATGGCTTCGCTCTCATGGAGTTGAAGACTGGTAAGTATAACAAGAGCAAACCCGGCTCTATGCGTAAAGAAATGCAGTTTTACAAAATGATGCTTGAACACAGCCCCCATCACGAGTTCCTCCCTATCACCCATTGGGGCTGGGAGTTCCCCGGCGGTGGTATTAACGGCGGTGATGGCCCTACAGTATTCTATGAAGACACCAAGAAAGGTGGTAAGTACTCATCTAAGAGTATAGAGAAAGGATTGGTGCGTCTACTTGAAGCACACATAAACATGGAGTTTCCACCCACACCGTATTTGGGTAGGCTGGTAGAAGGTTTACCTTTAGAGGAACAAAAACTGAAATGCAACTGGTGTAGTTACAAAGCCCATTGCGAGTTTTGGGATATGGACACATATTTGGATAATACAAATGAAGAAAAAAATAAATGAGGATGAAAAGAATGATTGAAATAATAATGTTAATAGAAAGAATGATGAATGAAAAAGTAGGTAATTTCAACTATGTGGTGAAAGTACAAAAGTCAACTGGTGCAGGTCGTAAGAAGTATTTGCGTAATGTTGTACGGCAGACAACTCTTGATGAGTTCGCTGATATAGACGGTGAGGCTCAATACAGACACCCTAAGACGATTACTTATACTGTACACCCATCACACATGCGAGCCGATAATCTCAACGACTTGATAGACGATTTGATGAAAGACCTCGACATTTATCTACACGAGCATCGGTGATACAGTGGCTTTCTTACCCATAGACTTCCCTCGTGAAGTCCTTGAATTACCGAGTAGCGGTGAGCGTGGCTGGCGAAGACTCGTCAAAAATGCCTCCGAATTAGAACGCTACTGGTCGGGTAAGAACGGGAGTGGTAATGTTTACTTTACCGCTTATGGTTACAATGAAACCCAAGCACCCAAGCACCACAGGGTAGATTACAACACACCCAAAATACACCACTTCGTACTGGACTTTGACTGTAAGGATTTCAAGGACAAAGGTAGAGACTTACCGTTTGAAATACCACATAGTGAGGTAAAAAAACTACATCGCTTGTTGATGGACAAAGACATACTACACTATGTTTGGTTCAGCGGTGGTGGTTTTCATGTTTGGATTCCGCTTGATGAAACAATAGAGCCAAAAAATGGTGCAGAACTTTCACGCATAAAGCACTCCGGTAAACTACTCATCAATGAATGGGAAAGTAAACTGGGAGGGTTAAGGTGTAACGACCCCGCTGTTGCCTTCGATACAAGTGGTATGATACGCATACCTAATTCGTATAACGCCAAGCGAGAAGTTTGGTCGTTCCCTTTGAACAGTGAAGACCTTCTCAATCTATCGTATGATGATTTAATGAATAAAGGACAAGAACCGCATTACGGTTACATTACTTTAGGTAATATACCTGTTAAATTAAAAGTTATACAAAGTAAAATTATGACAATGGGGCATATCAAGACGGTGGATATACCGACTGTATCACTTGATGACTTACACATGCTACCCTGCCTATCTCAAGCGGCTATGGGTGGCGGTAATCCTACTCACAGGGCGAGGTTTCACCTTGCCTCTTACTTAGCCGACCGGCTTCGCATGTTCTTTCCCGCTTGGCGCATAGCCAATGAAGAAAAAGAGAAGCATGTAGGTATGATTTCAAAAATTATATCCGGTCAAGGATGGGTTGACTACCGACAAGAGAAGACAGAAGAACAAGTACGCAGTATAGTGATGGCTGGTTATCCACATGCTACCTGTGCTACACTTTACCAAGAGGGTTTCTGTGTGGGTAAGTGTAAATACTACGATGAAACCGGCGATATGGAGTGATATTATGAGTAACATATTCGACGCACATGACGATAAAATTAAGCCTAAAAAAAGACGCAACATTAACACAATTAAAAGAGTTGTTAAATTACTTCAAGACGAATGTGAAATGAACACTATTGAGATTCATCAAGCATTACATCGAACATGGCCTCGGTGGTGTCCGGGTATGACTCGTTTAGGTAACATTCTAAGTCGTAACAAAGAGTTCGTAAAAATAGGTAGTGAAAAGGTATCAAGTGGTGTATCGGGTCATTATGACATCATGGTATGGGGGTTGGCAAATGAAGCCGGACTTGATAATTGATAGCAACGAAAGAGGTTCACTGTGTGAATCTATTGAGCGTAAAGCGAAGAAGGCCGGTCTTACTGTCGTAAGACAAACATTGGTGGTAGGCGATTATCAATTAGGCGGTGCTTTAGTTGAGGCTAAAAGTATTCCCGACCTGTTTCAGTCGTCACACTCCGGCCACCTGTGGAGACAACTTGACAACATGGATGCAAACTTTGAACGGTTCTTTCTTGTCATTCACGGCTCAATTGAAAAGTATGTTACTATGGCTAAACGCAACGGTAAGAAGGTAAGTTACTCCAAGGTGCAAAGTGAACTGACTGGTACTATCGCTCGGATAATGAGTGATTTTGAATGCCAAGTTTTCTTCACACCCGATGTAAGTAGTGCGGCTCTTTTCGTAGTAAAATTACATGACAAGTTACACAAGCCAGCGAGTAAGCATGGGGCGCAATCAATCCGTAGGGTAGCGAGTAACGACCTACGCTTGGACATGATAATGACTGTTCCGGGTGTAGGGCGTGAAGTAGCGGAACGCCTCTTAGAATCATGCGGTAACATAGAAGAAATGTGCTTTCCCGAATCACTTAAGCAAATCAAAGGCTTAGGCGAGGTAAGAAGAAAATTACTTATTAAAATACTTACAAGTGAAGACCCTGTAAAGCAAGAAAGAAAGGTCAAACGGTAAAATCATATATAAATACTAAAAGAAATGAGAGATGAAAACCATGACACAATTATCAAATTACAAGGCCGTACAAAAGTTTCCTGTTCTTGAAGGGTATTTACACCACTTTTCACGAACTTCGATGATGAATGAGATTCCGGGCTTACTGTCTTTCTTTTTCATTCAAGGGCAAGTGGCTCTACCTTACATTCGCATTCCTACTGGTGATTCTCACCTTGACCCTCGTGTGCATGTATTTTGGATTCAACCTTCTCGTACTGGTAAGTCCATAGCATGGAACTTCATTAGTGACATCATGGAACAAATCGAAGTACCTTATGATTCGTTTGCTTCGGGTACAGATGCAGGTTTGATTGGTTCTACCAATGCAGTGCTTGATGAAAACATGAAACCTACGGGTGAGTTTGAAACCGTTCCGGGTTTACTCGCAGGTCGCAAGGCTATCAATTTCGATGAAGGTTCAATCCTTCTCACCCCCAATAAACACAGCCAAGAAACAGTATTGTATCTACAGACAGCGTGTAACGCAGTGGGTAGCAACAGCAATGTACTGGTAAAGCACATGAAGGGGAATAAAATTGAGTGTGATTCTTTAGTGTCTCTTTGGATTACTACTTATCCACCGAAGGGTGTCAAGGATTATGTATTAACAAAGGGTATTTTTCAGCGTGTCCTGCTTTACTGGGCGCACTGGGACATGGGTATGCGACAAGAAGTGAGTACTACCCGTCTTGGAACTTTTTGGCAGAAGCCCGAAGAGAACGATTTGTCTAAGGATGACATTTGCGATTACTTCAAGAATACAGAAAAGCGTATTCGTGACCGCTTACTCAACATGAGTGAAGTAACATTCACACAGTGGGGTGAAATGACTGATGATGAGCGAGAAGAAATTGTACAGCGTCATATGTGGGATATGTTCAAACCAAGTTTGAATTATACCACCGCATTGTATCAAGCATCCGAAGACATCTACGGTTTACTGATGGACATGAACCCATCTATGTCGGAGATTGTAGCATCATTCACGCCCGGTATTGAGAACTACCTTGGCATCATCTCACTTCACATGGCACTACTTGATGAGTCATGGGAGATTAATGATGAGCATGTAGATATGGCTCACGAGATACTGATTGACTTGTTTCAAAACCTCATCTCTTGGCTTGAGGATTCAGTTGAAATTGGTGGTAACAAAGCCAAAGAAGGTAAAATCCTTGGTGACATGCAGAAAGCATACGAGCAATGTGCAGGTTACGAACTTGAAGGTCACGGCGATGGTTGGTGCAGACAGTCAGCCGTATGGAATACATACATGGCTGATACAGGTGTAAGTAAAAGCACAGCCCAAAGACACTTTAAAGACTACAGTAGTAAGGTATTTGTAAACCGTAAACAAGGTAAGCGGGTTTACTACAGACATAAGGTGGCTAAGAAATGAGTAACATAATGGCATTAGATATTGAAACAGGTAATTACTCGTGGGAGATTGGAGGATGGGATAAGACCGCCTCCTTTGAGCCTACAGTGGTCGCTACATGGAACGGCAACGATGGAACGGTATATTGTAACAAGTCACTCGACATTGATGCCACAGTGAAAGAACTTCACCCTCGTACACTGGGCGAGGACTTAGCAAAGCATGTTGCTGGCGGTGGCGTTGTCATCGGTCATAACATCAAAGGATTCGATTTACCTGTACTGCGTGATGCACTTGACTGTTGGACAGCCGGTGATATACTCGGTAAAGCCGATGCTGTCATTGACACGAAGCACTTGGTACAGAAGGCGGCAACTGCCGTTGGTAAGGTATCAACAACACTGGGAATGCTGACAAAGACCACTTTAGAGGACAATAAACTTATGAACAGTGAGGATGCCCCCTTAGCATGGAGAGCAGGTAAGTTCGATGAGGTAGCCAAATACTGCCTTAGCGATGCTCAATTAACATTCGACTTGTATCAATTTGGAAAGAGTGAAGGCTATATCAAATCAAGACAATTAGATACAGGCGAAATAGTAAAAATAGAAGTGGAATGGTAGATATGACGGAGATTGAAAGTACGAAAAGTAAAGCACAGATACACAACATACGGGCGGCAAAGACGGTAGCAGATACCGTCAAATCAACGCTTGGCCCTATGGGAATGGATAAACTGATGGTTGATGGTGGAGGCGGTGTTATCGTTACAAACGATGGTGCTACTATCCTGCGTGAACTTGATGTATCACACCCCGGTGGTAAAATGATTGTTGAAGTAGCGAAGACTCAAGAAAACCTGTGCTATGACGGTACAACGAGTACTGTCATTCTTGCAGGTCAACTACTTGGTAACAGTGAAACGCTGTTTGAGAAGGGATTGCACCCTAATGTAATTTGTCGTGGTTATCACGAGGCATCTCAAATGGCTATTGAATACCTTCGCACTAATATATCACTGACAAGTGATAAGCGTGATGTACTGGTATCGGTGGCTAAAACTGCTATCACTGGTAAAGCACTTGAGAACTCACTTAATGCTGTTGCTGAACTTTGCGTAGCCGCTGTCGAAAAAGCCGGTGATGCTGAAAGCGTCAAGGTTGTTTCATTCCCCGGCGGTTCACTTGATGACTCCTACCTTTACGAAGGTTCGATTGTAAACAAGGATTATGTGCTTGAAGGCGAGGATGCTTACTCGAATGTAGTGTTGTTGAATACTGGGCTTGAGAATGAAAAGAGTGAAGACAATGTACAGGTACAACTTGATGCTCAATCATTCCAATCATACAAATCGTCGGGTAAAGCAAACCTCATCTCAACGGCTAAATTACTTGTGAAAGTATTACCGAAAGGTGGTGTTGTTTTTGTCCGTGATGCCGTCAACGACCATGTATGCGCTCACCTCAAGAAGCATAACATTATGGTTGCTCGTAGAGTACCCGAATCAACACTTCGCTCATTGAGTAGAGTTACAGGTGCTACTATCTATCAAACACCCGAAGAGGTAGAAGGACACACAGAATGTATCGTAGAGCGACAGAAGCATAACGATGTTTGGTATCTCTTCGTTCAAGGTGATGTCAAGAGCGATGAGGCAACACTCGTGCTAAGGGGTGCAACATCTCACACGCTTGAAGAAGTTGAGCGTGGATTTGATGATGCACTCGGTGTAGTTTCTTTAGTGTTAAAGAACGGCAACTTTGTTGTTGGTGGTGGAAACGCATACGCTCGTATGTCGGCTCACCTACGCCAACATGCGGCACAGATAGGTGGTAGAGCGCAGATGGCAATAGAAGCCTTTGCAGACGCATTAGAGTGCATTCCTGCCACTATTGCCGAAAATGCGGGGCATGACCCACTCGACACCGTACTTGCTATTCGCCACGAAATCCTACAGGGCAACCGTGAAATCGGGCCGGATGTACACAACGGCGGTGTATGTAATATGATGGAACTTGGTGTTTATGAGCCTACAGAACTGGTTCGTCAAGCAGTACTAAGTGCCAGTGAAGTCACTAATTCAATACTCCGTATTGACGATATAATAGCACGAAGGCCACCTCAATGACGACTTACATATGCGTATTCTGCGATGAGCCTTGTAAGGTTCTTGTTGATGGAGATTTTTGCGAGGCTTGTTACGATGGGGCGGCTAATAGAGAAGTTAAAAGTAAAGTGTAGGGCTTGCGCTCATTGGCACATAGCCCGACGCATATCGGCTCGATTCCTTGATGATGAGCGTGAGCGTTTCCTGTTACTACAATGTAGGCGATGCGGTCATTATTGGCAAGACACAGCAATTAAGAAAAATAACAGTGAAAGTAAATGAAAATAATTTTCTTTCTTCTATTTTGAATCGCCCATATATCATATCCCCTTTCTTAGTCCATCTCATCATGGTATCGGCCCTCCTAATGTGAAGAGTTGCGCCGCTAATCGTTGTATTGCTGTCTCTAAATCGGGGGGAGGGCCGCCCGCCCAATTACCTGCACCTGCGCCGGGGTTGTATGGTTCAGCACCACCTTGTCCGGCTGGCAAAGCGGCGGCGGCTAAAACACCTTGAGCCGCAGTAGCGTAGTCGGCGGAGTTGAATGCTTTGACTTGGGCGAGGTTGGTAACTTCACTATCCATGAGCGCACCCGCCGCAGTGACATTTGTTGCATCAGTCACATCCGCACCGTCTTCAACATTGAGTAGTGTCAGCACTTCTGCTTTGGTTATCCCCGAAGCAAACACAGGCGTTCCACTGTTGTCTTCAATAGCCGGGGCAGTGCCACCACCGCCCGAATCATCGGATAGTACACTAAATACAGGTGTAGAAGCATGACTCGTAGTGCAAATAAATCTCGTAAGAGTGCCACCGTTTACAGTGTAACTACTGCTACGAACAAAAGTAACAGTGCGGGTTGCGTGAAGGTTTCTTACTTCTATGATGTAACCAGCAGGGAATGAACCACTTGTAGTTACAGTAGCATTACCACTGGGGGTCAAGAGTAGGATATTCGCATCAGTTGATTTAAGTGTGATACTTGTTGCTGTACTTGTCAATACACGGTTGAAAACTGAACGGGTGTATCGTGCGGCGTGTGTGCCGCTGTAGTATAATGTGTCTTTGTTATCATCGGGTACAGTAGCACCTGTCACAGCCGCACCGAATGATTGCCACATTGCACCAAAGCGTGATGCACCTAAAGCACCATTACCTATCCCACTGTGAAAAGCGTCAAGGTCAAGCAGTTCATCGGTTGATGCTACATCTCCACTGGTAACAGGTGAGAAGTACATAGGTGATGGTCGAACAAATACCCGCTTATCATTTACTTCTGTGATTGATAATTTGAGGTCATCACCTCCTGCATCATACACTACACGCAATACAGCGAGAACAACTGTTTGAGTGTTTGCTAATGCACTACTACCTGTTGCGGTAGGTGTGTTAAGGAATCCTGTGGGAGTAGCAGGGTAACTGTTTGTACCGGCAGTAATAGCAGTTCCTAATTCCCAATAAATATTTTTAACAGTAGAAGTATTATCAGCGGAAACATACACTACAACTAATGCTTCTTTACCACTGGTAAGAGCAGTAGGCGAGCCAGTCGCACTTGCACTACTCGTGTTGAGGGTGTATGTTGTTGTTGCACCTACACCACCTGCGAATTGATACATGATACCATCAAGTACAGCATAGCCCCCTTTAACAGTAAAAGTAGTTCCACTTGCGTAATTGACAGCACCGGGTATATTTGCGGGAATGTTTCTATCACCTTCTCCACCCGATGTATCATCATACATGATAACACCATTACCGTGAATACCCTCTACCATGTTGGTGAGTGTGGGTGACAGGATATGGTCGCCGTCACCTAAGCCGTCAACATTCGTTGCTGTCGCTACTGTCAAGTTATGATTCGTATGCCCCGATACTGGATTACCGTTTCCCATTCTATGCCACCTCTATGAGTATTTCAATGTTAATTTCGTTTGCCGATGTCTTGATAATCGGTTTTGTTGTATAACGAGCGACAGGTGTGAAGTCGGAGGTGGTACGATTTTGTATGTACACCTCACGGATGCTATCAGTGAATGTGTCATCAATACTCATTGATGCTTCGATAAGTAGAGCAGTGTCATCAATAATCGTCACTGTCGGTGTGAGAACGATAGCAGGGCGACCCGCCGCACCATCCTCCGCAGTAGCCGGTGTTCCGTCGAAACCTACCACTACTTCGTTGATAGTATCAGCGATAGTCTGTAAGAGCAAACGGCGCATGTGATTCGATACAGGCATGTCAATATCTCCTAATCTCGGTCTTATTCGCACCTATCGGCAACCCTTCGCCACCAATTTTGCCTCTTGTCTTCGTGCCTTTAACCCCTCCGATTAAGAAGGCGGAGGTATGAACACCTCGCTCGGTTACTTGAGAAGTGATACGCAATTCAATTTTACCGAACATGGATAAGTTTTCTTCGACAATTTGAACATAAGTAAGAGGTGCTTCTCCACTGGAAACAGCGGTTGCCCCTTCACTAATGCCTTGCAGTACACCTTCTATACCCGACTCGATGTTAAGCATAGTAAGGTCGGTAATACCTACTATCGGCATATGTCTTGCTTCTGTGATGACACGAGTTCGACCGTCATACTCAATCGTCATACCCGGTCGCATGTCAGTGATGCCGGGATGACCGCTACTGCTGATTGCACCCGCTGTAAGTGTATGACCTCGTAGGATTTGACGAGCGACTCTTCTTGCCCCGTTGGTTGAGCGTACCGTCATATCTACGACTGGTGCTGGTTCTTCTCGTATCTCACCGTTGTTACCGCTTTGTCTTTCAGTGTCATCAACAGTAACGATAACCAAGTCATTCAATGCCATCGGTTGACCTTGTACAGTGACACGGTTTGGTGTATTATCCACAGGGTCAGTTCGCTTAGAACCAAAACGGATGTTGGCGTTTACACTACGAGTGGCTTCGCTGAATGTGATAGGAACATACAACATATTACCGAATCTGTCTATGAGTATCATGCGGCTGTCATGCCGACCGATAAACCGTAGTGCGGTCATCAAGTTGACATTTGTAAAGTCTTGACCGAGGAAGCGAGTAGAGTGGAGTCTTCGACCGTTGTTGTTGTTTGCGGAACTCATACTACGACCAATGTTGAAACTATTCATACTGGTAGTTGCTTGCTGACCTAAACGGATAGCCATGTCTGTTGTTCGCAAACCAACATCAATCGGCTGACCCAACTTAACTTCACGCTCAAGGAAACCAAGGTCGTTAAGTGTTTTACCTTTCATGTTTTGTAGATTCATAAGAATACCGACAGTGCTGGATTCAAGCGTGGAGATAGATAGCCGTTGGGCGGGGTTGTCGGCATTGTAAACAAGCATGGGTTTGTTGGTTGAACTCAATACATTGTCACCCAAAAAAGGTACTGCGGTGCTACTATGCCCCGGTGTTTCTTTATGTGTGATTTGAATTGACGACTCACCCTCAACAATTTGATAGCGGGTTTCGGGCATGACTTGAAAAGTAGATGCGTTACTATTTTCAATGGTAACTTTTGCTTGTACACCTGTACTCGTGTCCACCTTTGCATGATGAACGGCGTTGTCAACGAACACCGGCTTACGCACATGGTCCATTACTGCGGGCATGTCAGTACTAAACCGACCGACGACTGTATTTTTGATAACTACCATGATTGATTCCTCCTTAACCATTCATCATGTTCATTAACCATTCATCATGTTCATTTTCATTCATAGAATCTGTAACACTGTAAGAAGGTTGTGAAAATACAATGTTTTCCCAATCAAAAGGTCGGTCATGAGAAACAAACGCTTCATCCATTTTAGCATCGTTAGTAGGATTCCACTCATTTTGTCGTCGCTGAACATCCCCAATATTTTCCAATCTACCCCTGTGTCCTAATATAATGCCTCGCTTATCATCCTCCCGCGTAAAACCATTCGGATGCATTCGAGAAAAAAACGAAGCAGTAGCGTGTGGTTCTGCCCCACCTTCAGCCCACCATGTTCCTTTCCTGTCAAGGTCAATTGGGGTATTTTTTTGATGCCATTGTGTAGCATCCATAGGTTGTGTAGTTAAGAACGGTACTCCACGGTAAGCAGTTACAGGCTCTTTACCGGGGTAATCTTCTATGTAGTTGTACAACTTCATTTGGCGTGATGCCTTGAGGAAAACCCATGCTTTATCTATTGGAGTCATCAGCAGTTCCACCGTTTAAGAGAAGCCCCTTTCGGTGTTAATTTACCTTTCTTACTCGTTGCGCCTTTCATGCCACTCATACGAGCGCAGAATGATTTACGACGCTTGGCCTTCTTTGAGCCGGGCTTGAGTTTACTTGGCTTAGTTGTCACAGGGGGTTTGAGATTTGCGCCACTCTTGCGCTTGGCGGCGGCACGACCCTTAGCGTTCAGTCCACCCTTTGGACTGTGCTTGTTTGGGTTATAACCGTGAAATGGTTTACTTTTTTTCTTTGCCTTCATCAAAGCAAACGCATTTTCCATTGGTGTACAACAATTACAAAAGTCGTATTCAATCATGCGCCATCACCACTGTGGTCTGTTGAGTTGTAGGAGACATCTCCTTTATGTCCTTTTGGATGTAAGGCTTGACTGAACCGTGGTTGTACACTGTAGTCCTTACGAACAATAGTCTCATCGTTTTCTACAGATGTACGGCGGCGTGATGCATCGGAACGGTAATGTTCTAAAGTATTCTCACTGATAATTACACGAGTAACTTCATTGTCAATTTTACTACTATCAAAGCCGCTGTCAGCCGTTCCGATGATTTTTGGGCCTTTACTCATAGGCACAGTGTCACTTGCACTAATGTCCATGTAATACGCAGGTGTGTAAGGTGGATTAGTGTCGGGGTTGGTGGCACGAATGTATGACCCAACTGATGCCTTACCGTTATCCACATCATACACATACAGTCCATACTTACCACCAGCAGTAGCACCGAAGTAGTTGCTACCTACTTGTGGGCTTGATGAGTGCAAGTTGAGATTAGAACGGAACATCTCAATGTGTTGCTTGTCCATCATACGCACTGGGCGCATCATGTATGTGACCTTCTTATCAGTCACATTTGTACGCACATGTCCGTTAGTGTCTGTATGGTATGGATTGCTGGACTTCCATTGACTCGGATTACTTGAAAATCCATACTTTTCAGCGAGGTAGCCTTCTACTTGTCTTTCTTCTTCAGTAGTCATTGAGCGATTGTACTGTATTACTTCTGCAATTTTTCCATTTAAGTAAAACGACGAGGGTACATTACCAACAATGTAGCCTCCTGTGTCTGCTTTCCAAAAAGCACTTGTCGTAGTGTAATTTCCTGCGCCTTGTAAGTTCATTTTGAGGGTAGCGGTACTTCCATTACCATCGCCACCAGTAATAGAGGCAGTGACTAATTCGGCCTGTCCACCCACTGCGCTGTTTGTTGCTGAACTCACCGTAGCCCACCCAGTGTCAGCACCTCCCCACCACTGCCACCTGTTGTTTGAATCCATTCGGATGTACAGATTAAATCCACTACGAGTGGCTGGACTACCTGCTCTTGACTCAATGATTCCATGAATGCCACCATCATCGCTGTCTGCCCAAGCGACAACAAACACTGTCATTTCAGCAGTGTTTAAACGAGCGTCAAATGATGTTTCCAATTTATCATCGCCGTCACAATCTACAACGGGCATGTTGTTTACATTGGATGATGAGGCAATATAGGATGGTTGGTTGGATGCAGTGGATTGTGTGAACTCAAAGCCATACGGCCCACTATCTTTCCATGATGATACAGCCGCCCCATCAGCCAAATCAAGACTATCGGCTTTGAGCCATAGTACCATGCCCGATGTAGGAATACCACCCCAATCAGTATCATCAACAGGTGAAAGGAAGTTGCGAGTTTCAGCAAGGTAAGTACCACCAAGCGGGTTGAAGTTTGATGTATGACTCATACGCACCGCACCACCTTGAGGTTGTCCTCCAAAGTCAAGTGCGGTAAGGTCGTAGTTACCTATTGTTTGAGAGCCTGTTTGCATACCACCTTGTAATACAACACGCTGTCCTACATTGCGGTCAGTGTGTAGGCTGTGCGCTTCGGTGTTGATGATGATTTGATTGGTGTCAACACCTTGTAGGTTTTCGGTGTCAAGACCGATACGAGGACTACTGCGGCTTACTGCATCCTTATGCGGTGAGTCACCGACAATGTTCTCTATACGGTCGCTTACTACTGCTTCGGGCTTGAGTAGTCCGTCTTCTGCAATCTCCAAGCGTGAACTGATACCACGAGGTACTTCTGTGTTTTGCAGTACATCGTTTCTTGCACGAATGAAGCCATCGTTGAGTATAGGCTCGGCGGTGTGATGAGAGAGAACAAGTCCTGTTGTATGAATAGGTTCACTCAATGCGGTGAGTATATCCTCGTTGAACTGTGTTGGGTATCGAATACCCCGACCGTTACCCATGTCACCTACACGCTGTGCGTTTGATGGCATGAATACATCAACCAAAGTGTTTGTATCGTTATTATTAGTGTTGTTTAAACGACCACCGAATCTTGGTAGTGTTGCCGATACACTCAATGCTGTATCAGCCGCATTAGTAAGCCCCTTCAAATTGACAAGGTGGTTGCCGTTGTTGTGTATTCGTTGATACGGTGTGCGGTTGTTTCGCCGGTCGTATTCGTATGCGTCACCCGCATCCCATGATGGGCGAATACCAAATGAACGGACAGGGAAGCGGCGAACATCCTCACCACGAGTATTACCCCACCAATCAACAATGTAATACTTAGCGGCATCCTCTATCGAATCTAAACCTTTACCGTTACCGTCACCCCACCAGTCACGCAGTACAGTAGCACTGTTGCGTAGGGTGCGAATAGGGCAACCGAATGGGCGGGTAAAGCGAACACCGTCACTGTATCGAACCTGCCACTCCGGTTTGTCAACACCAAGCATACCGGAGAAGTTGGTTTGGCGTTCCATAATACCAGTGTAGGTGTTCGGGAAAGTGGAGGTTGAACTACCGTCACCACCAGCGTATGTCGAAGTTTGAGTTTCTGTTTGCACTAATGGGCCGTGAGTGTAACCTACACTGGCGTTGGTGGCGGTCACTGCTGTCTCTCGCAATGCTCGCAATCCATACATAGACCACTGCGGCTTGTTGTATGGTTGGCGTAGGCCAAAGCGATAACCGAATGGGCGTGGGCGTGTTGGGTTGCTGATGCCATCATACGATGATTTACTGATACCGCTACTTACAGCATACGAACCATCATCATCAGCATCGGACCAAATAGGCCCATCGAAGCCGTAATCTCGTGGATAGTCCCATGTAGATGAGACATAAGCGTAACCATCGAGGCGGCTTACCAACGGTCCACCACGGCTACCACTCGGCCAAAAGTGATTGAGCATACTCTTGGTGGCTGTATCGGTGCTGTCCGACTGTCCACCTTGCATAAGTCCTGTTCCGATAGTAGTATCAATTGTTTGAGCAGTTTGAGGTGTTCCATCAGCATCAGTGTATATGATAGAACCTACAGCGATTTGAGGTGGTAGTGTATCAAAGACTACAACACTTGTACCTCCTTCTGCAACAGTACCGTTTACTTGATACATACGACCATCAACAAATATGTAAGCCTCATCTGCAATAACCTCTCCACCGTTTGTTGTGATTGTATTACCAGTGTGTGATACAACTTGACGAGTGTGTGAACCATCAGCGGCAAGGTCAGCGGTCTTGTAATAGCGCAGTGAATGATTACCACTCGCCATAGTTGTCAATGGTGTACCCTTAACATTGACACACCCTGTTAATGTTGTACCGCCAGCACCACCACCGGTATAAGTGAATATTTCTTCCTCACTACCACTATTGACATACACTGTGTTTGTACCACTTGTAGGCCATCCGGCCATGATAGCACCTGTAGCAGTTACAGTTGTACCACTCACACTCGCAGATGTAGCAGTGTAGTATGTTGATTGTGCTTCGGTAGGTGGCATGGCTGTTTTCATTCGCAAAGCAAACGGCCCTATACTGGCATAGTAAGTAGCGTCATGGTAATGAACCGTTTCAAAATGTTCCGGCATACTGTTGAGTGGTTTTTGGTTGATGGCTCGGTCAGTCAGTGGGTTCAACCATGTTCGACTTGCATCACTGTAGAAAGTATGTGGGCGACCAAGGTTTGGATGCCACAGACAAAGGAAAGCATCAGCCATGTGTAGGCTGTTGGTATCACGACTACCTGCTAAAGTTTGAGATAAGGTTTGATTGATAATACTTGTTTTACTGTCACTTAAAATTGTATTCGCTGGTCGGAAATCATACGCACGAGATAAGCGTAATTTTGTTCCTACTGTTAAATTATTTGTAAAAGTAGAGTTGGCTACTATAGTAAATTGTTTAGGCTTATTCATCAATGATGAATCATAACCACTGCGTTCAGTGTAAGTGTGTGTTCTTCGTGTACCTGTAGCATCGGTGTATTCAAGCACCATACCGTAGTAAGGTTGCTTAGGGAATCCTCGTGCATCATCTACTGTGATGATTGTAGATGCTACACTCACTACAGAACATACAGGTGTGAGACTGATATTCTCAAGTATCTCGGAATATAAGTCGGGATAGAAACTTGGGTAGCCAGCAAGCGTAATTTGAGAAGCAATCGAGCCGCTACTTGCTCTCAAGAACTCATAGTAGTTGTCAAGACGATGCCAAGACAAATGGTTGAAGCGGTCAGCATCAGCGTTATCCGGGCCAACCTTGTGAACAATAGACCACCACGGTATGTTGGTTGTGAAACCGGGCGTAGCATCTACGAACATACTGGGGTAATACGGTAGAGAGCGACGGACAAAGGCTGGTGACTCCGTGGCTTGTACACCAAGTGGGTTGTATAACATCAACGGTGGTATATTAGTGAAATGGCTACCGTGGTCGGGGTCATGGTCTATCATCAATTCATTGACAAATATTTCACAGCCTCTTACATCAGCCATAGTAGCATTAGCCAGTACAAGCGCATAAGCACCATACCTGCTATCGGGTTCACGAATACCTACAACCAGTGCGACTTGTTGGCTTGTTAATTCACTTACACTACCATTAGGAACATCATTAGCAGGGCCATTTGCATGATAACCGATAAATTGCGAACTATGCATATTTGGTTGTATAATGATTTGATACGCACCAACCTCGGCAGGGTCGGGGAAATGTTCTTTCAGTGTGTAATTACCTGCGGCTTCAAGAACAACAGTGTGTCCACCCTTTGAGTTTGTAACACCCGCATCACCCTCGGATGCAAGAACACCGTAACCGTCGTTACGCAACTTAGTTTCAAACATCAGTGAGAATCCACCACCGTGTATGTCACTTGGGCCGCTTGGTGTAGCGGTTAATGAACCAAAGACCAACAACGGGTCATAGGTAGGGAAACGATGAACAGAAGCACTTCCTAATGTAACTAAATCATCCATATCAAAACGCTCATCAAGAATAGTAAACTCATCCGATTGTAAAGTAGCCGCACGACAGGCTCGGTGTTTGTCGTATAATCCTTGGTAGGCAGGATGCGCCCAATGTCCGGGTAGCATAGCCATTGTTGCGTTGACAAAGTGATGACCCATACGGGGGATAGGTGCAGGTGTCAATTGCGGCTTTTTGTATATTGAATAACCAGTCATGGCTTCTTCGGCTGTTACCGAGTAATTGACATAATGAGTATGTGCCATGTCGGGGCTGTTACCGCTTACTTCGGCATGGTCCCGAATACGGCGTGAACCATAGAATCGGGTGCTACCGGCAGGAATGTAATACGAAGGAACTACTTTCAGTGTAGTAATACTACTAAGAACAAGTTTGTTGAACGCTTCATCGCCTACGCAACCTGTAAATGTAGAACCGCTGATACCAGTAAAGGATGCTACGCCACCTTCATCGGTGGTAGGGTTATACAAGCGAAGGAATCTGCGCTCTCCGACTCGCTCTTTGTTACCGAATGTAGAATCATAAACAGCGGAGTTTACACTTGTATTCACTGTTAAAGTAGTGCCACTAAAAGACACGCCTGTAAGTTCGTGATTAACAACACCATCTGCATGAGAATAGATGACTGGATGCTTGTGAGTGTTGGTATTACCCATTTTTGTTACATGGAAAAACAAGGTACGGTCGTGTAATTCGTATGCTGTTTCAAGGGGTGCGTTTCCAGTGGAACTTTGCCAGCCCGACATCGTGCTTTCGGGGTTATCACTGCCTTGTTTGAGGTGTTCCCAATTATGGTCGCTGTAAGTAGGGCCGAGGTTTGGACTCACCAAACTGTTATCGAACATATGTTCTACAGTGGATTTAGTCATCATACCACCTGTACCCATTGTTTCAGTTTGATAGGCTTGGAGTCTATCAAAGCCGGAGCGAACAATCAAGTTACCCGGTATAGAATCGGGGTCGGGTAAGCGTATTTTCATGTTCGGTTCAACACCGCTACCGGAGATTGCAGGGGCTAATCCTTGCGCTGAACGGTTGGATAGTTGAGTAAACGCTCGTATGATTGTCCCAAACGGTGAGCCACCCTCTACTGTATGTTCTTGCCCTGTATCATCTACTACTGTAATACTTTCAAACTGAATCTCTTCATTTGGTATTTCAAGAATGTTACGCAACAAATCGGGGTGACGAGATGCCATCTGTGGGTGTGATAATTCTTGGGCTTGGATGATAGGGAACATAGCACTGTTGGTAGATTCAAAGGTAAAGCGGTTATTACCGTACAGTTTTTCACCAGTGGTGTAAGCGTTACCACCTGCTACACGAGTAACAAACGGTACAGCACCCAACCCTCGTGCGTTTGGTGCAGGAAGGCTAAGGTTGCCACCATCCATTCGCTTCCAAACTACATGTTCGATACTAAAGTTTTGAGCAGGTGTACGCTGTGATAACTTGTAACCGTTGGTATCACCAAGCCAGTAATCATCATTAGTGTAATCGTAATTATCAATTTCAGCATCAGTGCTTGATAACTCAAGTTCTTTTGTAATATTACGAGTCACATTGGTGACATCCTCAAGTAGCATTGTACCGGGGCTAATATCAGTGTCAAAGAATAAATCACCTGTGACAGCAAAACAAGGTTCTGCGTTGTAGAGATTTGCGTCTTGGTCGCCAGTTAATGCAGTGTGTAAAACATAGGCGGCGTTTGGTACATCAGCAGTAGGTGTTGCTGTTCCTGTAGCAATCAAGGCTTCTACATTAGGACCAGCGTTGGCGGGGGCTATGTATCGTTCAGCATTATGGAATCGTTCATCCCACCGTGTTGTACCAGCAAAAGTGATAGCAGTAGCGGCGGCTACACCGGCACGAGTTTTTGATACTACGGAAAGCCAATCACCGGTTGCTGTTATACCGTCACGGTCGGTCTTGGCTACAAGTGCCAACTCACTTTCATTACTGATAACAAGCATTGCTCGACTGAATACACCCTGTTGATGGTGGAGTTTCTTATCAAGAATATACGATGTATTGGAATCTGTTGCTTCTAATATGTGAGGTGGTTTAGCACTCATTATGTCCTTTGTACTTTCAACATCAGTGAAATCGTAATTATCGTACCAAGTGTCACCACCGACTAAACCGATATTCCAAGTGTACGGTGTGGTAAGCGCAACATCATATGATACATTAGATGCTTCTTGTCCGTTGACTCTTGGACTTGCTTCGGGGCTGTTATACATTGGGTACGAACTTGGTAGATGACCCAATACACTCATACACGAGGCTGATGAGCCATACGGGGTAAAACCCATTTTAGGATGCCAAGCACCTTTTCCAGCACCATATCCTTCTGTACCTACCTTGAGGGAGTTGAGGTAAGAATAACGCTCTCCCGCCCATCCTACAGCCCCTACAGGGCGTGTACGGTCAATAGCATCTACTAAACCACCAAAGTGAACTTGAGTCATGTGGTTACGAGATGATTCATTTTCGTTGTTGAAACGGTGTACGCCCGCTTTCGACCATACATAGATATTACTTGGAGAAGGGTGAACTAAGCCACCACCGCCGGGGTCATATCCCGGTGTCGGGAAAGTCATAGTTGCACTTTGACATTTGTTATGCCAAGTGGTTATGTCTTCTAAAAGAGGTAATCCGCTTATTCTATTCGGTGCGAGGTAAAACTTGATTTTGTATGTACCGCTATCATTCCATATTTCTCGGCTGTGATAACACCCAAAAGAGGATTTTATGTATCTATCTGCTTCTGCAACATCTGTTTCGGTATAATCTCTTCCACCTGTATCGGTTCTTATCCAACCACACGCTGGTATTTGTTCTAATTCTGCTTGCGTAGCACCTGTAATAGTTGCTACAATATGAACTTCGGAATTATCAACATCTCCGGTTGTATCATCGAATGCTTCACCACTGAATACCTTACCGAGTAAATCATCAGCGAGATTATTATATGAAACAAAGTTGGTTTCAATCCAACCGTATCGGTCTTGACGCATTGCGTTACCCATAGACGGTAGGAATGTTCCACCCATTGCTTTAAGCGCACCTTTACCGGGGTTTTCATTGATGGCTTGGCCGATGATAGTCGCCAGTTCCTCACCGTTTTGACATCGTGTGCCATCTACAACGATGTAATCACTGTCAAAGTTAAGTGCTGTTTCGCTGTTCGCACCTTCAAGAATAGTTTTAGCCATAACACCCGAAACACGGAATGCTGTGGCATTAACTTGATTCCATGATTCCAAAGCGTAACGATAGTTACTGTTGGGGTTTGGTGCGTTGAAAGACATTTGATTATCAAGCCATGAACCACCCGGATGATACCCACCATCCATATGAAATGTCATGTCTGCACTCATAGCGATACCGTAGTATGCGACAGCACTATGTTTGTAAGGATGGGCTTTGTAATAATCAGCGGCGTTATCACTTGTTAATTTACCAGCGGTTGGGTTTGTAAATACTTCACCATAATGAGAACCGTGTTCCGGTCGCTGTTGTAAATAACCTACATTTGGTATTCCTTGCGGTGGCGACCAGTTTAGCGTAGTACGCCAATGGTAACGCTGTCTTGCGGTTTGATATGTTGAATCGGGCGGGCCATACAAATTGTCACTGTTGGTAATTTCATTTGGTAAGAACTTACTATGAGGTACTTTACTCCAAGTGTTGCCAGTAGTAACAACATATCCGGGGTGTGGTTCGACAGCCGCATTTGAGTTGTCGTCTTCGGTGAATGGGAATGCTTGACCCGGCCCATAGACAAGGTAAGTGGTTTTGTTTTCAATATAATTAAATGTTAAAGTAACCGGGTCTGTGCTTGCAGTGGCGGCGGCACTCAATACAAATGTAGTAGCGTCGGTGATGGATGCTACTGTAGCCCCATCGGGAATACCTGCACCTGTCACTGTCATACCAACAACAAGTTGGGCTGTTGAATCCATGTTGACGGTAGTGTTACTGTTAATGTCACAGGTAGCGTCAACGATAGGCTGACTGTCGTGATAGCGGGCGGTAGGATGAGCGAAGCGAAGCACCAACGGTACAGGCTGTTGGCGAACAATACCTGCGGCGTATCTTGCTCGTACATCACCTGCCGCCGCCGCATTCAATAAAGCGAAGTCGGCATCCAAATTGCCACCTCGTAGGTCGGGTGATAGGATGCTGTCTTTGTTCGACACTGGGCTGTTGATTGACCCTCGGTGCTGATTGAGAAGGGCTGTGCCGGGGAAGAAAGCGAGCAGTGCATTACAATCCACCATAGCGAATGACCCGCTAATTTCATTGGCGTTTTGAATACCCGCTGTTCCTGTTGGCCCACCGGAATACGGGTGAGTGTAGAACGGCGAGTAGTCGTTCTGTGTCCCGTCGTTAATGTCGAGTGTAACACCAGTGAACCCACCACCAAAGTAAAGCGGTACACTGTGGTCTATACTGTCTCTTGCACCACGGAAGAAAATGATAGGTTCACTGTCAACGCTACCATATGAACGATAACCGCATATTGCTTCACGCTCAATTCCGGGTTGGTTTGGTTCAGCAAAGCGAGTAAGAACAAAGTCATCATTTACATCACCGTTAAACGCTGTTCGCCATAATCCATTACCGTGTCCATCGGTATATGTCAAAGAGGTGTGCGATACAGTGCTTTTAATTGATTTAACTGCACCTCTCGCTATACCATCAGCGGTAGCATATGAAAATACCAACTCTTCTCCGAATGAACCTTCTTTAGCAAGACTATCAATTGAATCCGCTTCTTGTCCGGCTGGAATTATAGCGTGTGCTATTTTATTGGTTTTTGAAACAAACTCATTTTCTATGTTGCCGCCTGTTGAGTCATAATTATTAAACAGTAAAATCGGATTGTTTAAGCAAGGTAGAATATGGTCGCCAGTAATAGATGTGTAATTTTCACCTTTGAGATTTCTTCGCCAAGAAGTAACCGATAAAGGAGTATTAGATGAATCTACCAGTACAGGAGTGGCTGTGTTTGCATTAAACCCTCGACCCTTACTTCGTAATTGAAGTACAGTGTATGGTAAATATCCTACATCCATTCGACGGTGTGAATCAAGTTCAGCATCGCTATACGGTTTGTTAATAGGGTCAGTAGCAACAAGAGTCCAACCTACTGTTGTTTCATGTAAAGTTGTATATTCACCATATTCAAGGTGGGCGGCTTGAATACCCCAGTCTTTATGCAATGTAGCCTCAAACATTTGAGAAAGCGGTAATGTGTTTCTTGATGGAGTATGCGCTCGTATTTTGATAGCATCGGGGGCTACACCCCATTGCCCAAATGTACGCCCATCTGCGGCATACATCTCTCGGCAATCAAAGTTGAGTAAACGGTTTGGGTCTTCATGGTTAATTGCCGCCGCAGTAACAGCCGCCATCAATTCATCAGTAACAAGCGTTGTCCAGTTAATTCGAGGTGAAAGTAATACACGCAGTTGCACATTGTCGGTTGGATTTACTTTGGTAGTATCGTCTACTGTTCCGCTGTTTACAAAGTGAGAAGAAGTGAATGTATCTCCAACCACTCCGTAGAAAATATGTGTTCCGTTGTTATCGTTTTGTGTACGGTGTGTGTAAGAAACGGTATGCCCGACAATACCTTTTATTCCGGCATTACCATCAGCGTCAGTATATCCTGTAGTGCCGGTAAAGGTATCATTGATTTGGAGAAGGCCGTTTGTTTTCGGGAATCCGAGATAACCGAGAACATCGGGGTGATTACCCATTACCCCGTCGCCAACTCCACCAGTATCAAACGGTGCTTGTAGTACAACTGTTAATTCTGTTCCCGACCAAGTAACACTTGCATCAATACCAACAGAAGGTGCGGGTACACCATTCCAGCGATTACCACGGTATGACGCTTCTGTAAGGTCGCCTGTTGTATCAATGCGACCAGTAACATCACCAAAACCGAGCATGTGATTACCAATGGTAAATCCTCCTTGCCCTACATCTCGGTCATCAAAATATACACATATTTCATTGTCAAGAGTAGGCGGTAATATAGTATTATCATTACTAAAATTAGTTCCCATATCTCGATAAATGTAGCGTACACCGTAATTATTACCACGGTGGTCTTCAAATTGGAATCCATATAGTTGTCCATCACCTACATTTTCAACTTGAGAATCTGTCACATGGTCCGAATAGTCTGCTATTGATGTAGGTGCTGTATTACCTGTAGAAATAGCATTAGAGTAGCGAGTATCAAAGTCTGTATTACCTCGCTCACCAAGACCCCATACACCTGCATCGGGGGCGAAACCCGGAATACCAGCGGCTACCATACCACCAAAGTTGATTCTACCTACGGCCTGTGTACCAGTTCGTAATCCTTCAACAAGGGTCTTTGACGGGCTTTGCGATTCAAAAGACTCATCATTGATTGTATTGGCATTCATTCCACTACCATTAAACGCTGAAATACTTCTTTTTGTATTTCTTCCTTGTATGGTACTGGACAAATCATTTTGCCTTACATCAAAGTCACCATTACTTACAAAATTATCATCTGTTTCTTCTTGCGTAACATACTCTCGGAGTGTAGTAATCGGTGCAAATGGTCTGCCATGCTTGTTAATAGGCATAGGTGCAGGGTGCATATTCTCACCACTGGTTTCGTCGGGTTGACACCAAAAGTTTCGGAAACGCCCACCGTGACCGATAAGGAATTGGGGTTTGTATTGAGATTGACCCTTACTGTTGTCCAACCATGTACAGAAGTTACGACCACTTGCACCCGGTATGGTAGAATGTATAACGATAGAATGACCTGTGTTACCGTCAAGGTCTTCTACAACTCGACCCAAATGCGCTCGTAAATAACCCATATGGCTACCACGGTCTTGAGTATCAAATGCTTCGTCAGCAAACCACCAAGGTGCAGGGTCGTGTATAGAACCAGTATCAGCGTTCATAGCACCGGTAGTAAGAGCGTTCTTTGCACCACCTTGATTGATTAAACGAACAATCTCTCGTGCGGCGGCTTCAATATCTGTAACACCTTCTTTGATACCTACTTCACCAAAGTCAATAGTAAGACGACGCACGAAATCCATTTTACTCCAATGGTCGAGGTGTTGCAAACGACTTTCTTCATGGTTAGAAAGTAATAGACTTTGAGAGCGAATACCCTTTAAGCAAAGGAATGCTGAAATGGCTCGTGTGCCATCCGGTGTGTCCATCATAGTACTGGCATCACGAAGAGTAAATGTATCGGGATTGTTTGCAAGACGAGACTTTTTCAAAGCACCAGCGAGTGTTTGTGTAGCACCAAGTGATTTTCTTGATAAAGCGTGTAATCGGTCAGCCCAGTAGGGTGAGGCTACGGCTGGCTGAACACGAGGTAATGTACTGTCTGCAACAGTGAAAGAACTACTTGTTCCTTCATTCATAAAACCAGTATGAACATAATGACCGTGACCCTTACCCATAAAGTACGAATTATTTGTCGTAGTGAATGTTAATGTTTGATTTGAATTGGTTGCCGTAGTGTCCTTATCAAGATACAACAAACCTGCATTGATATCTATTTCAATAATTTTAGAACCACTTGCTATACCCGTTCCGCTTACAGTCATACCCACTGAAAACTTACTCAATCTTATACCAATAGTACCATTCAATCGTATAATTCTTACATTACCACCAAATACATGAGTATCAGTTCCCGTAGCGGCATGGTCGGTATCACATGCTTCGGTAAACGAGTTTCCTATTAGTGCTAATTTTGTTTTCCCTTGACCGGGTATAGCATAAGAGTCATGATTCAAGAAATTACTAATTGGGTTTTCACCACCAGCATTCGTTCCCATTACATCTTCGGATGTGTTACCTGCTATGTTATGCACATATGCACTTTCAATAAACTTTGATTGCTGTGTTCTACGCATGTATGGATTTTCACTTGGGAAACCATTTGCTACATCTATTTGAGTAGTAAAGTAATGCGGTGCGCCACCATTCTGTTGCACCAAGTATCGGTCAATATCTACAATACCATCAGCAGTAACAATGTGCCGACCGAAACCGATGTGCGGTGTAGCGGCACTCGATTGAACCTGCATATGTAAATCATGGAAAGCAATGAACTCACGGTCGTGTGCTACATCAAACATCAAAACTCGTGCGTGGCCTTTGGTAGCGAGATAAGGGTCGAGATAAGCAACAGTCGGTGCTTGAGATGATGATAGTCCCATTGATTCGTAATTTAATTCAATGGTTTTGTTTACATGTTGAACAAAGTTGTTGGCGGTTTCAAGACATGAATCTCCAATTAAAAAGTTTTCAAGTGGTATAGAATCACGAGGTCGAGTCGCTAAAGCACCCTTTCCGCCATTAAAACCTGTCCAAACTTGACCTTCGCTTAACACACCACGAGATTTAGCAAACAACCCTTCAACAGCATGAGGGTTATTCATTGTCATGTTCATCCATATGGTATCACCGTTTCGTAGCCCGCCTTGAGCATAAGGGTATAACCATGTACGGTTGAGGATAGCATCGGGGTCGTTTTCAGTAACAGTTCCAAAACTTACTCGCAACGGGTCGCCGGATGCAATAGTAGTTGCATTAGTACCATCAAGTGTAATTACTGTGTTTGTAGCGTGTCCACTACCAGCATACGGTGATTCAATAAATGCAACCTTTCCTACATATTTGATGTGATTAGCGTCACTCACATCCTCTATAAAGAGTTCATCACCCGGTCGAAGGTTGATACCTACAGTATTGGCCTGTGGCATAAGAGTAGCAGTTGCAGGTGCTATCGAAAGAGTAGTTGCACCTACCGCACCCGCCGCTGTAAATGTCCATTGCTCACCACCTACCGATGGTTTGAAAGTTGTCGCACTAAACTCATTGATGTAAGCATTAGCAGGGTCAGTAAGTGAATACAAAGCACGACAGGCTTTTTTCAATCGTATTGTTTTACCTTTAAAATTAGTTGTAGAAAAACTTGAAGGTGCGGCGCAGACAAATTGATTTGCCGTTTCACTCACACTTGCAATGTTTCCGAGAAAAATCATTTCGATAGGCGTGTCAGTGAGAACTTCGGCAACAAATATCATATCACCATTCCCGAATGTAGGATTATTGGAATCAGTCTCATAACCACCTATTTTACTAAACGGCACTTCGGGGAATGTAGATGCATCATCAACAGTAAAATAATATAGTGACTGATTATTGTCTAAACCCGCAGATACTTTGTTTACTTCTAAAATAGTTGATGAAGCGTTCTTTGATTGTATGCGAGGGGCGTGGGGATTGGTAAGCGGTCCTTCTTTGAACTCCACTGCGCTTACATATTGACGCAATCCGTAATCGAGGTTGCCGCCTTGAGTTTGCATGTTGGCGGGGTCGTAATAGTAAGGTGAGCGATTTTCTAAGTCGGATGACGGTGTACTTTCATCCGATGCAATTGGAATAAGCGTTTCGTTTCGATAACCACCCGCTACATACAGTAAAGCACCTACAATAGCATCTGCGAAGAAGTCCTCCGAAAAGCCACCAGTAAAACCACCCGATACATTGGTCGGGATGCGAATATAGCCATCAGTAGCAGGGTCGTTTTGGTATATACCCCATTGGTTGTTTGACAGGAAAACACGACGATAGCGTATTACATCCTTCATGTTTCTATGCTGATTCTCCGCTGATTCAGCACTTGGGAATAACTTTGGGTGTGAAACATATATGTCAGTGTGATTAGTACTTACTACGATTTGAGTAATAGTGGTTGATGATACATGCTCGTTACTATTTGCGTTAAACCCGTATGCTGAATGAGCATTACGGTCGCTTACAGCGATGTCGTCTGCCCGACGACCGACAGGAGTTGGATTCCATGAGTGTGCGGTATAGGTAGCATCAAGGTGTATTTTCATACTGTTGTCCGGTCCGGGGAAAATACCAGTAGGTGCGTGGTCGAAAAACTGCTTAGGGAAAAGAGGAACTTCAACCATTGCACGAGTACTGGCATATTGCGTACCCAATTGATAATCATGATTAACAGTGTCCATACTTTGGAACATTCTATCGTTTACTGTACTACCGTCTTCGCAAAGGTTGTCATCACCAAAGTGAGGGTCGTTGAATAGTTTTACACTTATTTCATATTCATCTTCTGTGGCATTTGTAATAATACCAACACCGTTTAACCATTCATGAAATGATGTGTAGGCTGTACCGTTTGCATCTAAAAACGACCTTAGTTCTTCTATACTTGCCCCACCGCTTGTATCAACAGTAAACACAAACCCACTACCAGTTTTTTCGCTATAGGCGGCACTTGCCCCGTCTTCAAGGTAAACACGACCTACTTTTGGAAAACAATATGTTCCCCACGATGCCATATCTGTTGACAGGTTATTGAGGGGTTGAACTGACATGTATATCCTATCGGTATCAGTATTGACACTCACAGCCTGTACAGCGCAACTACGGCGGGTTGAGCCGGGTAATCGCATTAGCGGGCTTGGGTCATAGGTAGGTTTGGTGTTAATCGCACCCTGCCCCGGCCCGCCAAGTGTTACAGTAACTACAGGGGCGTTTGGCTCAATCTCTTTGACGATGTGTGAATCCGGTGAGCCGCTACCGGTGATGTTGACATTTTGATTAGCGAGTCCTTCTGCGATACCCGTCGCCAATACAGTGACGGTTTTTTCATTTGTACCGGGGTCTTCGTCTTCTTTTATTGAGCGAATACGAGTGCGGCTCATGAGGTACAGTAACGATGCGATACTTGGTGAGTTACCTTCTGTTTGATTTGTACGCATTTTCGATAACTGATTTGTTCGGGTTCTGTCGGATGGCTGAACAAATATAATACCGGAATACTCGTGTGTATTATAGACGACATTATCTATAATGTCAAACATTTCAAAGTTATTACTCGCATCAGTAGTTGAACCTTCATCGAATACTCCTGTACCAGTATTGATTACAGCCGCCGGTTTAATAGACTGTAAACCTATTTCAGTCATATTTTTAACAGAATTATCAGCATTTGGTTCTATACATAATTTATGATATGCTGAATCGTGTACGCCGTTATTATGTGACGCTGTAAGGTGTTGAGGTGTTGTATTACCATCTGTTGTTGCGTTACCGGGTGGCGTATAATTGACAGGACAACGACTAAAATCTACTTCACTGTCAAGTTCATACCCTCCGGTATTATCACCGATTAACGAATGTTCTGTCTCTAAATGATGTGTAGTGGTCGTTTGACTGTTACCTGTCATAATGAGGCCACCGGGTGCAAACAATGTGGTGTCTTTTGTAGCATCGGCTAAGTCTGCCTCAATGACATCAAGCACTGTAGTAGAGCCGGTAAGAACATAATTACCACTCGGTACAGTCTTTTCTATCATCAAACAAGGTGTTGTTTTACCCATACTCGCACCAGTCAAGTCAACCGCATTGTAGTGTATCTCAACATACGGTGCAAGGCTATGTGTGGTTTGAAGAGTAGGAACTTTGAGTAAAGCAATACGGCTCACACTTTCCGGTCGCAAATGATACAACCGTGTATCATCATTGATGTCACCTTCAAACTCCGGTACTGGACCTTTTAGCATAAATGGGCGGTAATCAAAGTTTGTACCACCAATAGCAATGGCTTGCTCTTTACTTTTTGCTAAACCATTTGACACTACAAAAGTTGCAGGTGTCGAATTGATAAAATTAGCCACTGTCACCTGTGTACTTTCTTCATAGAAGTCGGATAGAGCGTTCATTGCAAACAAATCAGCAATACCCTTTGTATTACTGTCATATCCCATTTCAACAACATCTGCCGTTCCACCCATGATTTGGTCTATTGAGAGGTATGCGGGTTGAGGATAGCGGCGCATATACTCATGACCTGTGATATGAGAATATCTATGTCGCCCACTGTGTCCTACTTGATACAAAACATCCAATGTAGAAGGCCAAGAAACAGCAAACGGGTTGCTTGGTGAATTATCAGTAGTAGCCATTTGAGTAGAGTACACTAATGCGTGTTGTGAAAAGTTACTCTCGTCAATCACCATTTGACCCGTTTTATCAAATATTTGACTACCGTAGTGTGGAGGTTGATACGGCTTACCTGTTCCATTATCAATCAACAAATCAGCATTTACAACGACAAAGTAGTTGTCAATATCAGCAGTACGGGAATGTAATAGCCCCCGCTTACCCCCACTAATGTTAAAATCAATGTGAATACTACTTACTGTGATTACCCCAGTAGAACCGTTAATTGACTCTATTCTTGCTCTTTCCGGCGGAGAAGCGTTTGGTTTTTCCGTATTCCGGTTAATAGAACCCGGATTGATGAGAATGTTGTATGGGGTATGAGGTATAGCAAGTGTCGCTTCTGTGCCGGGTGTGGTGGCAAAATCGGTAACTTTGTAGTTACCCATACTGTAAGGAGTGGCTGTGAATGTAGTTGTAGCACTGGTGCTGTCATACGGTTTACCGGTCAAGCGAGCAATGAGGGCTTGAGCGTCAGTAGCGGCTACGGTAATGGTAGTTGTCGTACCATCAGCGGCTACAGTAAAGGCGTTAAAGTCATAGGATTCTTCTACAATATCCAGTGGTTCTTCAAAGCGATACATACCTTTTGTTGTATCACTGTTGACGGGTACAGTACTTACAGCCATTTGCGAATCGAACTCACTATTAAAGTGAATAGCCTCGATAGCCCCTCTAAACTCTCCACCTTTACCGCCGATGTACACATGTGCTGTTGAGTCTGCTATTCTACTTTCAATGTCAATTTCTTGCGTTGCTACAACATGTCCGTTGACATACAAAAAAACAGAACCCGCTGTAACTCCTGCTACTACATGATACAATCCACGGTGTTTGAAATTGAGGTTTGTAGCATCGTTGTAAGCGGTATTGTCTTTCAAGTATCTATTGTAGGTATCATGTATTCCACCTACTTCTTGCGGCGGGTAAACCACTCCATCCCATCGTGTTGATGTAGCCTTGGCTGTGCTTAAGGAAACAGGATGCATACCACTTTGTGTTTTTAATTGTACAGTAAACTTAGCAGGGCCGGGTGTATCTACTGTACCAAACTCAAGAGTAAATTGTTCATCACGGTGTGCGACTATACCACCACAGTCCGGTACTACCCACGCTTCGATAACAAAACTATCATCCATGATAGAGTTGATATGTGTAAACTCGTCACCGCCTCTACTTGTTTTCCCAAGTATATCTCGTGCTGGTCCTACGCTGGTAAAGTTACCTTGAGGGATAAGTATTGAATCAGTAACGCCATCAAAAAAGAAAGCGTTGCTTGTTCTACCTATCCCTACCATAATTACACCTCATATGATATGCTCTACAGGAACAAATTGAATGTTAAATTGATAGATAGGCTCGCCACCCAATTGTACAAAAGTGGCTTTAGTTACCGTACCTTTAATGAACGCTTTATCACCAGTAGCGTTTGGATTTACTACTCTTGAAGAAGCATCCTTGGCTTTATTTGGATGTTTTGAATCTATGTCGTGAAATGGACCAGTAGGCATAAAGAAGTTTTTCGCCACATATTTGTCACCTGTTGTATTATTAACGGTTGAATTAAACGGTATTTGAATACCTTTTATGTAATCACCGTATTTTTTGTTTAATTTACTACCACCTGTAAACACTTGTTGTGCATATTGCGCCCCTGCTACTAAAGGTACAATAGAACCACCGTCATTGGAATTGTTAAGTGTAGCGTAAAGCGACATTACTTTGTCACCCGCACTCATACTTGTAAACTCCGAAGCAGTATCAACACCTCCTGTAAAAAACTCCGAAAGTGGTGGTCGGCGGTTTTTAGCCTCCCAAGTAGGTGTGTTATTACCGTTTACTCTACCCGCTGTATCAAGGGTAATAACTACGGTGGTGTCTGCTTCGTCTGTATTGGTAGAGTCAACTCTTGTAGCCGTAAATCTACTACTAAGAGCATTACTATTTGCACTACTGTTGATTAAATCTCTTAAATATCCAGCAATTTCAACGGCTGTACGCATAGTGCCATCAGCCTGTCCTATCGAAACATGATATTTACCACTACTACCTAAATCATACCCGTATGTTGTATTGGATTTGATAAAGAAAATTATGTAAGAAGTTCCGTCTTTTGCTTGTATAGTAAGTTGAGGTATTCCTGTATCTGCAAAATCATCAGCAGTTAATCCTGCCACCAATGCTGTTAATGTACTACCAACAAACGGTTGATGGATTTGGTTTATTCTACCCGATACAGCACTTCTCACTCCTTCTGTACCAGTGGTGGAAAAATCAATACTCGCTTTTGCACTTCTACCAAGTTCCACACTTACTAAATCATCATCAGTAATGACACCTTCTAAAAGAATAACCGCTTTAGCCATGTTCAAATCAAAAGCAAAACGCTCACCACCAGCAAAGGGTATGGTATGCGGGTTGATACTACGGTCAACATCCAGTGTAAGGGTGGTAACATTCAGCGGTATCAATCCACCGTCTTTACGCACCAATCGAACAGGAATATTTGTCGGCATCAGTATCGCCCTCTCATGGTTGAGCCGCCAATACTGCGAGCGAGTTCTTGTTGAATCATGTTACCAATCTCTCTCGCTAATGCTCTCTTGTCTGTGCGGTCTGTAATACCTCCGGCGTTGACGGTGATGTTGTATGTACCACCGCCCATACCAGCCCCACCGGGGTTGTTGCGTTGGCTTAGAGGTACGACCGCTTCCGGCCCATCCTCACCAATCATAGCGAGTGTAGGCTTGTTGACGATACCACCCTTGGCTAATTGAGGTATTTGCCAGTCGGACAAATCAACTCCAAATGAATATTCTGTACCGGTAAAGGGGTTGGTTACAGTTTTATTGAAGTTGATACCCGCCAATAGGTCGTTAAACAAACCAATGAGAGCGTTGATACCCGTTTTGATACCACTAATAATTGAATCACCGATACCGCTTAACGAAGCACCGATGTCTTTAGCAAGCCCTTTCCAATAATCGAGAGTTAAAAAATCCGGTATGGTGGGTATTGCATCCCATAAATTACTTAAAACGCCTGTTATAGTATCTCTAATGCTACCAAATGTAGCGATTGCACTCGACTTAAGACCTGTAATTCTACCTGTAAGTGCTTCCCATTTTGCCATAACAGGGCCAACTACTTTGTCCATAATGAAGTTTCTAATCGTAGTAAACTTTTCAACAACTGAATCCTTAAGTCCACCAAACCATTCCTTCAACCCATTCCATTTTTCTTGTACAGGGTCAACTACATTATCACTAATGAAGTCCTTGATACCCTGCCATTTTTCTTGTATGGGTGCAACTACATTGTCGCTAATAAAATCCTTGATACCCTGCCACTTTTCAATGACAGTCTCCTTGAATCCACCCCACCATTCTTTGATGCCGTCGAGTTGCTCTTTGAGTGGCTTGATGAACTTATCATTAACGAATGTTTTGAGGTCGCTGAACATTTTCTTTGCAATTTGGCCTATACCTTTGAACGCTGGTCCGATGCTGTTTACCATCGTTGACATGGAGGCGAGGGTGGCTAAGAGTGTCATTCAGTACCCTCCCAATCCAAAAACGAGTAATCCAAACTTACCATCTCCCTGTCACCTGCCTTCGCCTGTTGTTTGCTATGTTCGGTTTTCTTTTTCTCTTCTTCGGTTGCAACCATCGCCCAAACGAGTGATTGCTTGAATAACCGAGGGGGCATTGAGTAAACTTCAAGCAAGGATATTGAATAATGTTTAGCGATTGTATAGGCCCAAAGTTCTACTTGAGTTGTTAAATCACTTTCACTGTCAATTTTATCCTTACGAAGAAACTTCTCGACCCTCACTCGGTCGGCTTCGTAAACCCCCCTTGCAAAGCCTCCGCCATCTCATTAGGTTGCGGTAGCACTTTGGAGAGTTGCTCACCGACATAACCCTTGAGAGACAGCATTTCTTCTGTAGTCAAGGATGGATTAGTTTTAGTAACCCAATGGGTGAATGCGAATTGCCAGTAGCCTTTCAAGTTCAATGCTACATCGCCGTTTGATACAAGGAACATTTCTTGTGCGGCGGCTTGGATGTCAAGGAATGATATTTCACGAACCCATACTTCAATTACGGCACTTTCGTCATCGGGGTCAACCCGAATCGTGTGCTTGGTAACATCGTCATTCTTCAATAATAGGCTCTTGTTCATCACTACTTGTTTCTTGCTCATCTATTTCACTTCCATTGGGTGCGGCCACCTCTTCGGTGGGGGCATCCGGCGTTTCTTCGGGGGCTACCTCTTCGGTAGGGCCGTCAGTCACACCCTCGTCGTCTTGGTTGAGTCGCAAAACTATCTCGGCTTTAGTGCCATAAACAGGCAAGCCTCGTTCTTTACATAGTTTTCGCAATTCAGCGACAGTAAGGGAATCGTATTGTACTTCGTCAACGACGAAGGGGGATGGTGTTTCTTCTTGCACCAGTGGGTTAATTTCTTCTTCAATCACTTCAATGGGGTTGTTGAGGATGTCAGCAACAGCGGCGTGAATGGTGTGATTTGAAGCACAGTCAATATCCATCTCCACTAAGTCAAGACCGTTTGCCTTAATCACCCACTTGGCATATCCAACTGGTCCGAGGCGGCGGTATTTTTGTAGTGATTGCTTCATATTTTCACCTCAATACTTTGGTACTGCGTCACTTGCTATTACCTTAACAGACTTTGGCATAATTTTCAATGTGGATTTTACTACACCTTTGTCTTCGGGGATTTGTAACGGTGCTTCGATAATGTAGTAATCATCAATCAGTAACACCATTTTTTCACCAGTAAGGTTCTTTTCAAATATAATACGGATTTGGTTGGTAGTAGAATTACCCTCACCATTGACACTAAACTCGGTTCCTGTACGCATTTTATGATAGAAAAGTGGGTCATCAACTGCAATTTCCATAGTCATTTCATACGAAGTTTGACCTTCAACCATGAGGTTTGCGTTTCTTGCACCAGCAAATGGCACTTGGTCGCCATAAGCAGAAGTTGATTGATAATG